TCCTCTCGGCCGCTTCCCGAGCCGCCTTGACACCGCCGTGTGTCTCTTGCCACTCCTGGGCCGCCTGGGACAACCGGGCAAACTGCTCCTCGGTCCAACCCGACTCTTCGACAATTTGGGCTTGCCACTCCTTGTGAACCTTCATGGCCCGCTTGTATTCTGGCTTCTTGAGATTTCCCTTGAAGCCACCTCGCCTCGCGACTCGCACCTTCTGATACTCGATGGCAGCATCCCTCACCGCTTCGTCGGCTTCACCGACTCGAGCCGCTAGGGCTGCAATGTCATCAGGCTGACCGACTAGCTTGGGTGCAGGCGGTGGCTCCGCCTTCTTCGCAGCCGCCTTGGCCTGACGTCGCTCCCTCGCTCTATCTACCGCACGCTGCCGGTCGACTTCCTTCTTGGCGGCCGCTTCAGCCGCCTTCTCTGCTCGAACTGCTGCGGCCATATCGTCGGCCTTCTTAGCCAATTCCTTGGCAACATCGTCTGCTTTCTTCGCGGCCGCCTTCACAATCTCGTCCGCTTCCTTGGCCGCGGCTACTGCCACGTCATCAACTTTCGTTGCGGCCTTTACGACCGCCTTGCCTAGGTCGTCTACATTGAAGGTGGAAACCTGCTTGATGGTAACCCGGAATACACCTTCAACTTCCGTCACCTTAGAAATCGCAAACCGGCCACCCGTTAGGAACTCCTGGGCATCCACAATGTTTTCAGACAGCCGATACTGCCAACCAGGATAGAAGCCCTGGGCCCCTTCTTCCAACTCAAAGATGATATTGGTGACGCGCTTGCCCACCTTCTTTCCGCCAGACACCCGCATGTAGTGCTCGGCGATGGACTCCTGGGTGCTAAATGAAGAGAACGCCATGTCGAGGTCGTCCCCGACCTTGAAGCCCTTCATAACATTCTTGGGCACGCCCTTGACCTTGATACCCCGATAGAACTTCTGGGCCTGCGCAGGCGAGCGGTCCACAACTTGCAGCATGGTCCGGATACCCTTGTGGCCAAACTTCGTCGCATCGAACCCGCCAGCCATGATTTCAGCTGCCGTTTCGTTGACCCTCGTTACAGCCTTGAAATCCCAGGTGTAGTCATCCACCTGCTGGGCAAACTCACGATAGTCGTCGCCCATTCGACCCACGTTGCGACCCCTCATCGCAAATTGAGCCTTCTTTCCAGCCTCCTTTTCTAGGGGCGGAAGCGTAGACAGGTCCTTAGCCAGTTCGTCGAGAGGGTCGAGACCTCGAGCCACCATATCGGCGCGGGCATAGTCCTGTCGCACCTGAATTTCAACGTCAATCTTCCTCATTCTCTTCTTGAGGTCCGTCAGGTCCGGGTCGGCATCGACCTTCATAAACGCATCGTCAATCTGCTGTTGGAGGGTCCGAGGCCCCTTCGTCACAGCCTTCGCCCCTGACCTAGCGACTCGGAACGTACTTACTTGCTCAAGTTCTACATGCACGACAGGGCGATAGTCGCCCACCTTCGTGACGGACTTGACTCGAAACCGTCCACCCGTAATGAATTCATCGAGTTGCTGGAGGCCAACTTTAGCCGAGTCGCCTACAGTCACACCCTTAGCGTTCTTCAACGTAATGAAAACATCCGTGTAATCGCCCGAGCCTCTCCCCAGCCGAGCCACCTGACGCTGCTGAGAGAACGACATGTACTGCCGAGCGGTGCTCGGAGAGTGGGAGAAGGATGACAGAGGCAAGTCCATTTCGCTACCGACAGCAAAGTGCTTAGAGATAATGTCGTCCGCGAAGCCGCCGTACTTAGTGCCCTTTGTATGTATCGACAAGCCGCGATAGACGGGCGTCGGTGATGGCGCAGCGGTATCAATCGCTCGCAGCAGGTCATCGACGCCTCGACCAAGCGCGTTCCGGGGTGGCTTGCCCGCCAACAAACGCTCGGTCCACGCTCGAACCTTGGACAGCGTCTTGTACTCTTGAAACTGATGGATAGCCGAGACCAATTCAGGTGACCGACCAACTACTGCTGACCCTGGAACTGCCGGCCCCGGCTGAGGAACGTCCAGCGTGGCCTGGCGAGCCGGCTTCGCAGGTCGCTGAGGCTGAGGCGACGGTGCCGGCGTTTCAATCGGACGCTTGTCGACCGGCTGGTCCTTGGCCCGTTGATACAGCATCGTGCATCGACAAGCCGGGTGGATGGGCGCGAGTGGGATTTCTTCGCTCTTAGCGGGGACCCAGCCAGCCGCCTCCAGTTCTGAGCAGTGAGGGTCCACTCGCTTATCACCGACCGTCAGGAGACTCTTCTCCATGACGAGACCAGCCTGCTCCATCGTATGGACGTGAAGCCGAGTCCCGTTCTCATAGGCCCACCCGGTCTCGTTGACCGCAATAAGGGTTGCCCGGTTGACGATGTGCTTCTGCGGCCGGCCTACCCCCATCGCCGTGAAATGACCCTGGATGGTCTTAGCCATTTGGTCATACGCGACACCATCCTCCCGTCCTCGGGTCAGGATTTTGGCGAGGCCCTTGCGAGTAGTCTGGTCGACGCCCTTGACCATCGAAGCCGCATTACCGTCCAGCCACTTCACCGCTGCCCGGTTGTCGAGGTTGAACGAGCCGCCCAGGTCCGCCTGGCCCTTGGCCACACCCCTCATGAAGGGTGCGGTGGTCTGCTGGCGGATAGCGTTGATTTCGCCTACGTCACCAATCTTCTCGAACGCACTTAGGTCGCGCTCGACCTCATCCCAATAGGACAAGACCTCGCCGCCCGTCCACCACGTCGGTGCCGGCTCGACAGCCTCCCGTAACGGGTTCTCCGCACGGGCACGGGCCATTTTGAGGAGGAGGAGGTCGCGCTGGCGTCGGAACCGTCGAGAGAAAACGGCCTCCAGCGCCGGCGCGAACTCATCCTCCGCATCATCGCGACGACTTCGCTGGATTGTCGCGATGGCCAGGTCCGCCTCATTGAGGAAGGCAGTCGCTAGGCTCACTCGGTGTTCTCCAGGGCCTCCTCGACCGTTTGGCCGGCTGCGATAGCCTCGCGGACCCGGTTCAACTCGCGAGTTAGGGCCGACTCCTGCGCCCTGTTCTCGGTGGCCGTCGCTGCCGGCTCATTCTTCTCGAGGCCCTGAGCCTGCCGGTCAGGCGGCGCTCCCGCATTAGGCCCTGGAACAGGTCCACCGGGCGAACCGGCCTGAGACGCGGCGATTGCGAGCGCCTCCGGCTGCTTCAGCATGTCCTCTTCGTCGAATGTCATCTTCGACATGTAGTCCTCGAGGTCGTCATCGAGCCCGAGAGCCTGGAGGAGGATCATAACCAGCGAGCGGTCCGTCATCGTGCCGACACGGGTCTTGCCGTCCAAGGTCGCGGCTGCGATAACTGCATCCACCCGTCCGGCCGCATCCCGCTCCAGGATAGGCGGCCAGTCGATGTTGATACCCTGAACCGTTTCCGGGTCCAAGTAGGCTTCGGTGAACGACATCTCGTCATCGGTCGCCTCGGGCGACTTGCCGGACTGGCAGGCCATCGAGTAGGCGATGAGGTCCGTAAGGACCCCTTCCCACATACCTTGGCGACGCCGGACCTTGAGTTCAGTCGGTCGGTCGAGGGTCTTGGCCGTAGCCAGGGCTCCCGTGCTCGCGTCGCCCGACAGGATATTATCCGGCCAGCCGAACCCGGTCGCTGCCATCACTCGAATCTGCCGACCGGCGTCTGAGTGGGGCTGCGCTCCGCCGGTCTTCATCGGCTCCATGTCGTAGTCTTGATTGGCAGCCCAGGTCGAGCCACCGACAGGAGGCGGCTTATTCTCCACCGGGTCATTGACCGTAACTGACGTCGACAACTTGTTACGGAGGGCGGTGATTGCAGGCTTCCCACCCTTGAGGGTCGCCTTCCAAGCGAGCCGGGCATGGGCGCGCTTGACGGTCGCGAAGTCCTCCAGGTCCCGCACCACCGCTCGGGCCCACGGGAGGGCCTGATAGGTCTCGGGCAGCCCGTAGCGCATGTCGTCCAGGGCGCCCTGCTGAAGGTGGTAGACGCGGATGCCCCAATGGACCTTGCCCTTGGCTCCGCTCCCGCCGCCGACTGCCTCGGGATTGTCCTTCCCAATGGTCGCGGGCTTGGTCTTGGGATTGTAGCGCCAGTCAGGGTAGTAATCGACGCGCAGGAGCTTCTCAGTTTTGCCCGTGGCGAGGTCGAACTTCTCCTCCGTCCACACTCGCTTGTAATACCACACCTCTTTCCGGTCCTCGGGGTTGGCGATGATGTCGCCCTTGTCGATGATATCCGCGACCGGGATTGTGCGAATAACGACGGGCTCGCTCTTCTTCGTGAAAAGCGCGAAGAAAATGTTACCTTCGTTCTGGAGGCGGACCTCCTTCGCCCACATCGCATCCAGCGACGTGAATTCAACCAGATTCTTCGGGTGGAATAGGAACGCGTCGAGGCTCTTGGAGTTGCCCTTCGTCGTGATATTGATGCCCTGGGCGAACACGTAGTCGGCCTGCAGGTTCACCCCGTGATTGACGACTGGGTTTTTGAGATACATAATGCGCGCCCATTGGATGACCCGCATCAGGTTCCGCTCGCTGAACTCCATCGAAGAGCGCTGGTTCTCCCTAATCCAACCAACGTCCTCGAGTTCAAACTCCAGTTCGGCGATGCGCTCCGTCATCTGGAGGGCCTGGGTGTCCTGGAAGTCCGCCAACTCGACGAGGTCTCGTCTGTCCATGCCCTGGAGTTCCGTGTCCTCCGGCAAACCGCCAGTGCTTGACTCCACCAGGTTGTCGCTAGAAAGCGCTGATTTCGACTCGTTCATCGTAGGTCACAACCTCCTCAAGCACTTCATTGTCAGGGTCCCAAAAGGCCATCACCACCGCATCTCCCCGGTCGGGCGACCGGCCGAGGCGCTTGATGATGTCATCCTTCTTCTCAACTTGGATGCGTCCACCCGGTAGCACCCTCCACTTGGGCGCGAGCAGGTCGCCAATCAACTCCTCGTCTGGTGGAAGCGCAACCTCAAACCCGTTTGCCGGGTCCAGGACCTCGCGCAGGTTCCACCACGCCGCAGCGCGCTTGTTAGCGAACGCGAGTTAACCCGAGGAGTCGGTCAGCGGGGTGCCCTCGCTCCCGTTGAACGCGAGTGTTTCATACCCTTCCGACCGCAATTGGTCCACGACACCGGCGCCAATCCCGATGACGTCCACGACAGCGTACGTATGCGCGCGAGGCCCCAGTAGCTGGCGGGCAACCCGGCCCTTGGTCGTGACCGTGTCCTCCTGAAAGTGCGACTCGAGCCTCTCAACATAGCCTTCATACCGCCTCACGATGACCGTCTTATCCGCACCCTGCCGGGCAACGTCCGCCGACACACACGTCAGATTGGGCTTATGCCACTCCTCCTGGTCGTGAAGGGCAAGCCAACGCAGTTGAGCCGCCTCGACCCAAGCCAAGGATGGAATGACGCCATCAGCATCATCCGCAGCGAACTCGCCGAGGACACGGTTTTGGTAGACCGACGAGTTCTCGCCCCATTGCTTCTTTCGCTGCTCGGCCCAATCCCGGCTGATGCGCCCCGCCTCGATGGCCTCCTCCAAGGTCACATGGGTGACGTGCCAATCCTCGTAACCCGGCCGACGCTGGTGGATTTCAAAGAACCGTCCATTCGACTCACCTGGAGTCGAGATAGCGATGGCATACGCCTTCTGGCTCTCCGTCGCATCCGCTCCCGAGAAGGCACCTTCGGTCGCATCGTACGTTGATGGCGGGATAGCCTTCGCCTCATCGTAGACATAAAGGATATGGTCCGCGTGCGCGCCCTCAATCGCTTCGTGCTGGTCGCTCGCGACCGCGAACGCCTCGCCCGTCGCTAACTTCAACTTGAGTTGAAACAACTGATTATCGGTGTACGGCACCATCATCCTGCGCGCCCACTTGTGGACCTCCGGCCAGAGGTACTTCTCCAACTGCCTGTAGACCGAAGCGGTAACGACAACCTTCCAATCTATCGCGGCCTTCTCGCGCGTATCCGCAAACCACAGGATGAGGTGAGCGGCGGTAGTCGTTTTTCCGAGCCCGTGTGGGCCGCGGACCGCTTCCCTTCCGTGCTCCGCCACATTCCGCATGATTTGACGCTGGTACTCCACCAGCCCCTCACCCTCCCGGTATACGATGTTCGCATCACACCACAAGGATGGGTCATTGAAGGCCGCATTCTCGGGGCTAGACGGGTCAATCTGGGCCGCAGCCCGCTCGAAAACACTCGCCATATCCATCATGACGGGCCTGCCTGGTGTCGAGCTAACCGACAAGAGCACCGCCACTTTGGGTTTTCTCTCCCGTAGTTGGCTGGCAGGCCCATCATTCCTTACCCGTCCACAGCGCTCGGCCCCGGTCCTGGTACCGCTTCTGGCCCTCGCGCCCGCAAGCGCGACAGCGGCCGACAGTCCTATCCGTCCGTGCCGCATACCGCCCCGAGACCCTCAAGTCGTGCCCGTTTTTGCAGGTGAACGCCCCGCTCGACGACGCTCCGCCACGCTTCGGGCAGCCGCTCACCCGGTGAGGCGACCAATTACAGGTCCGGCACATCGGGTCCCGCTCGGGCTCCGTCTTCTCCTTGTACTTCTTGACGTGAGGCCCTGGCTGAGGCCCTCTCGGCCTCTTCATGAACTCAACAGCGGTCCTCGTCATCGGCCCACCGTCGGGTCGTAGCCGTCGTGTACGGCCCACCATACCCGCGCGCGAAGATACTGCCTGAACAGGTCTGCCACCTGCCAGAGGGCTAGGGCCTCGGTAGGGTTCAGGGAGGAGGGTGTCTCACCCTCGCAGTCTCGGTCATCTTCAGGCCGAGCCCGTCGGTCGAGGTGCGTACGACTCGCCGGCACTCCCCGTCGCTCATTCATCGTCGTCATCGTCGCAGAAGTCCTCTGCCCTCGCCTCGGCCAACGCGCCGACGACGGATGCAGCCTGGATTGTGCTCATCGCTTGGCCCTGGTGTTCGTCCCAGTTCGCAGCGGCCCAGGTGAGGAGGTCGAAGTACACAATACGTAGCGGGCAGTCCCAGCCGTGCTCAGATGCGGCGACCAAGACCTCCTGCGGGTCCTGGGTCCTATCCGCCATCGCTAGGACGTAATCCAAAAAGGCAGCCCGCTCCTGCGCCTGCGCCCGCTCCGTCGGCTCCGCGCGGGTCATAAGGGCTCCTGAAACGGGCGTAGCCGCCACCGCTACAGCCACCGTTACGCCGACAATTGTCTGCCATGCCTTGGCCTGGAGATTTCTCACTGTGAAGTTCCCCCCTTCGTGCACGAGCCGGCTCAAACTAGGAATGTTGGGTGTTCTCAGCGCTTTCACCTGTTCCGCCTCTTTCGCGCGACTTCGACAGTATTTGCGTATCTGACCGCATTCGACTGTATCTGCCATATGGCACGGCTCGCACGACTATCCCCTGCACGACTCGCCGCCCTCATTCGACCTCCTGCTGGTGAGTGGGAGCGGTATGGGCTGTGGGCTCTCCGCCATCAGGCCCATCGACCGGAGAGAGCTGACGGCTAAACTCCGTCACCTCGTACGGCAAGCCTACCTCTCTAGATTTGGCCACTTCTGCAGCGGTGGGGGTATCTACGGGGGCACCTGCCACCAGGACCCGCATCTGCGAGGCCAGGGCACTCAGGAAGGGTCCCTGTTCCTCAGGCGCCATACCAGCCTGCAGAAGGGCGGCCTTTACAGCACCGACCAGGAGCGTGGCCTGATTCTCAGCCAGGGTTACCATTCGGGCTTCTAGGCCAGCATCCAGGGCCACCTTGGAGACCTTAGAGGCCCTATCTGTCCACTCACCTAGCAGCGTCATATAGGCCTCTGCACGAGCCCCTTTAGCCGTATTTGCCAGACCGGGAATTGGCAGGCTACCGATAGCGTTGAGGTCATCCTCGGTCAGGGCCTTAGTCATCTCCATAACGGCGTCCAGGGCCTGCGAGCTAATCGTCACCGCCTTAAGCAAGAGCATCCGAGGGTCCGTATATCCGTCGTCCTCGATGCCCACCTTCTGGAGCGCTACCCGAGCAGCCTTCAATTCGAGCCGCTTGGCCGCATTACGCTTCTGGACTCCGGTATTCCCTCGGTGGTTCCGGCACAACGTC